TCTGTTCTTATACGCTATGGCATTATCAATAGATTTAAGTAACCACCTATCTTGGTTTTTAGTTCTACCACTAGCTTTTTTAGCTTTAGGCTCATTACTTATCGCATTGTTTATAGCTTCAATTCCTGCCATAATCTATCCTTTATATCTTTGTATGTCTTTTCTTCAAGATGCCAAACCTCTTCAAACCCCATGTCAATTATATCAGCATCTCGTTTCGCATCTCGTTTTGCTAAATGCCCAAATGGACCATCTGCTTCTATTATAACATTCATTTCAGTTATAAGGAAGTCGACAGTATAGTTTCCTATGGGCACTTGTCTTGCATAACGAAGTCCTGTTTCGTCAAGAACTTTTGCTATTAGATTCTCTTGTGGTGTAAAACTTTTCGGTCTCATCTTTAAATACCTCGTACTCTTCAGGATTTTCTTTGAACCAGTCTACTACTTTATTAATACCTGCAACCTTGCTAGGCATTTTTTCATAGGTGTACCAAGCTCCTGTTTGTTTAATAAGACCGTACTCTAATCCTAATCTTACATAAGTTTCTACTATATCTACTCCACCTTCGACACGGAATGGTACAACTACTTCTTCCCACTTCTCCCCACCAAACTTATCTTTCAATAGTTTTACTTTAATTTCAAAGCCTACTCTATTAGTAGATGATGAGGGTTCATTTATCCACCCACCTTTGGATACCTGCATACAACAGTGTGAAAAGAACTTTTGTCCTTCTCCACCGGGCATAGTTTCCATAGCAGTGACTGGTCCCATTGCTCCCCTTGTTTGGTTAATAGCAACCAATGAACTACCATATGTCAGGTCTGGGAGTAACCTAATTAACATTTGATTCCATGTTCTTGACTGCCATGCAATGGGACTATAGTCGATTCCTTTATCATTGTTAAATATATCTGCGGGTATAATACCAGCAGCACTATCTAACACGATTAAATCAACACCACTTCGTAATCCTTTTTGTGCAACTTTAAATGATTCTTCTGCAGTTGCTGGGTCTGCAACTAATATTTTAGTTATATCCACACCAACTTTTTCCATCCATGCGGGGTCCCAAGATTTTTCCAAGTCTATCCACATTGGTACTCCACCATCTTCTTGCACAGACTTACATAATTGTGATGCTATATAAGACTTACCAGATGACCATCCACCAAATAAAAGAGTAAATCTTTTTCTTGGTATACCTCCATTTGTAATCTTATCTAGTTGTGGGATGTTAAAAGGTATTCTACCGTAAGCAAAACTTTCATCGTCTCCACGCTTTGTAGCAAGTTTTTTATCATTTAATAAATCATTAAATATTGATTCTGCATTTTCTTTCAAAGTAAATCGTCTCCTTCTTCTATTCGTCTTTCCATATTTCTTTTTTGTATTGCTTCCGCCCAAGCCATGCATACAGCACCACACTGAATAAGTTCATTATACAACTTAGGTGTATTTTTTTCGTATACTTCTCTAGCCACTTCCCCAAACTCTTCCGCTAGAATTACAGTCCAATGTTCATCTGAGTGGTGTATTTGTTCACCCCATGTATTTTCCTGTGACTCTCGTTCAGATAAAAACTGTTCAGTAACTATAGCTCTAACATGTTCAGCTTCCATCCTTCTTCTTTCCCTTCGTTAGGATGTTCTTGATTTCTTCATCCACTTTATCATGTATTGTAGTGTATGCTTTATCGATAGTCAACCCCGCGTCTTTTAGTTGCTCATCTATTGGTAGTTCAGTATCAAGGTCATGTATTTCCATATCCATTCTTGCATACTGATTTGTGTCTAGTGGACCTACTCTAAATGTAAATCCTAATTTTACTCCTACTTTAGCCATTCAATATTTCCTTTGTATTGTTAATTATTTTTGTTATAAATTTTTGTTGTTCAAATTCTTTTACGGGCACTAAGATAACTAATGCTCTCCATGTCCTATTGTCTATTTCAACTTGTCTATACTTTCCACTTTCCCACGCATCAAGTGTAAACTTTTGTAATCCCTTTGTTTCACACATTATAAGTTTATTATGCTTTATAAAGTAATACGCTAGTCTATCTGACTTTGTTTTTAAAATACACCCTTCTGTACCCTTGTATGGATTAGTGCTTTGAATCGTACTTATTACTTCTAATGCTACATTTTTTGGAAAGTAAAAATCTGTTTTAATCTCTAAACCATGTTCAGTTGGATTATTGCCAATAGTATAGTAATAATCAATATCATCTTTTTGTGCTTGGGGGTCAAGTCTAACATCTCTGCACGATATGCCAAATTGTTTTTCTAAAATAGCGATAACTTCTGGTTCACCCTCACCGCCTTTTATTAAACTATCATGCATATTATGGATTGTCATCAACAAGCTCCTTAGCTATCAACATATCTATATATTGTTTTGCTTTATATAAATCTTGAATACCATTCTCTTTGTATCTCCACCTTGTTATATATTTTATCACATTCCCCTCTGCAAAACCCATCTGATTGTCATGTATATAATCAAAAGGTTCT